GTGGGCTGGTCATTAAACCTTGCGGTTCATTTCCAGGTGGCACATTTGTTTGTTGTGTTTCCATCTGATTAGTATCTGCTGCATTTATTTCAGGACTCATCATATCAGTCATAAAATTAGTTAATGCATCAGATTCTGTTTCTCCACCATATTTACTTGTTGCATATCTTGTTGCAACTGATAGTGGAATAATTACATTAGGTTCATTAGTTCCTAATTGATCTATAGTAGATTTTAAATCAGGAAAAACTTTACCTAACGCAGTTTTAACAGATGGAGATAAGGCAGCATTTATAGTTTCCATATCTTCATCAGTTAAATTAGTTGTACCTTGAAAAGTTGTATTGTTTTGATTTTCAGCTATTTCTTTATTTGGTAATACTGGTCCTGTGGGTTTAGGTGCAAAAGGATTAACAGGTTTAGTTGGATCTTCTGGTAATGGTTGAGAACCACCTGTTTGTAATTGTGGATTTACTTTTCCTTCTGGCATTCTTACTGGTTGATTCATCATACCAGTTGTACTTACAGTGCCTTTCATATCAGTTATTGCCATTATTTACCTACCCAATAACATATAGGCTCAAGTATTTTTCTGTATACTCTACCCAGTAAATGTATTTTATTTTTTTCTTCTTTTCTAATATCTATCGTTCTATGTATTGCTATATGTTCTAATATATTTTTAACAATTTTATTTATAAATCCTTTTTGTCTAGCAAACTTAACTAGTGGTAAAAATATTTTATGATATCCAATTTCATGTTGTTTAGTTAAATTTTGTTTTGCATATCTTAACCAAATAGCATTTCTAAATGACCCAAATCCATAAGAGTCATTCATCATTGTACAAACTACTTTACCTGGTATTATTTTTTTAACTAATTTTTTAACAGGTTTAGTAACTGCTTTAGTGGCTCTTTTACCAACATTTGATTGAAGAGCAAAAGTAGCAGCTGCTACAGCTGGATTAGCCATTGTAGGTGCTGACATAGTTGTTGCAGCTAGTTGTCCTGAAAAAGTTTTACCTAATAATTTATTTGTAACATAACTTACAGCTATATCAGATCCTGCTTGTAATGCTGTATCCATAACTTTTTCTTTAAAAGTAGGTTTAAACATTTGCATAGTATCTTGTGCTATACCTTTATAATCTACAGGTGCTGGTCTTGACGCAGCACTTATTCTTGAAACTTTATCTAATGCTGTTTCTTGTGGTGCTACTGTAGTTTGTTCTACTGGATCAACATCAACAGTAACAGGTGTAGTATCCTTTTGTTGAGTTTCAAACTGACCTGTTTGTTCATTAAAAGTTGTAGTGTATTGTCCAGGTGTCTCTCTCATTAATTGTTTTGTTTGAGAGCCTATATCTGTTTCACCTGCTAAAGTAGTTTTTTGATCAGCTTCATATGCTTCAAAAGCTGTAGTATCAATTGATGGAGTTTTTTTTTGAACTACATCTTGATATACATAATTACCATTTTTATCTAAAACTAATTGTAACATTATTCCTTATTGCGTTTGTTTGCCTCTTTCAGGTTGAGTATTTGCCGCACTAAAGCCAGCTTCCCCTGGCATCGGTACATTCCCTGTTCCGATGTTGCTACCTCCAACTCCTGATGGATCTGTTGGCGAAGCTCCTGTAGGTACTTCTCCAGCTGACCCCATTTGATTTGGTCCTCCAGTAGCGGTTGTATTGTTTTGATTTCCATTTACCATCCCCATTATTTGTGCATAGATCGCAGCTTTTTCTGGATCATTAATTAATTGATCTGGATCAATATCTAAAGACTTAGCTATTTCAGTTAAACATGTATGCCATCTAACAAATGGTGCAAGTGCAGGATTAGATGCAGTTTGCATGAATGTCATTAGTCTTTGAGATCTTACTTCTTTTTGCATTAAAGAAGAAGTGCCTTGTGCTTTAATCTCTAGATCACCTTTTATAAGTGGTACATCATCATTAAATTGCATGTTCCAATAAAATAATGATTGTCCTAGGGGCTTTAATAAATAATCATCAATATTTTTAATAACTGTTTTTATACTTAATGCTGCAGCACCCATCAACATTGACATACCTGCTGCCGTTCTAGTTGTAGATTGTACACCTGTTGCACCGTGTGAGTATGATGGTATACCTGTAGCTTCATCTGCAAGTTGTCTAAACTTGTCAAACATTTGTAAATTTTCATATGCAGTATTAGGGAACTTAACTCCGTGTACTGCCTGTCCTGTTTGTCCACTTTGTCTTCTAAATATTTTACCAGGAAATACTTTCATGTCTTGTCCAGGTACTAGCATTGTTTCATCAACATCAAATACTAAATTACCTGCAAGTGCTAAGTTATCAATAGCCATTCTTGCATGACCATTCATAACTAATTGTGAGTCTTCCATATTTTCTGGTATACCTACACCAAAAAATTGATATGGGTTTAATTCATATGGACAAACTAAATATGGTATTCTATTTGGAGTAAATGGATTTTCTACCATTCTTAAAACTTTATTACCACATATCCAAACATTAACTGATATATTATCACTTTCAGACTCGTAGTATAAACCACATTCATCTGCAATTTTTCTATCTATTATACCCCAATATTCTAATACTTCAAATCTATTTTTATAAATACTTGTAATATTTTCTCTATCATATAGAGAAGATTCAAATCCTCTTGTTTGATAATTAGGACCCATTGCTAAACATTCTTTTACAGCTTCAGCATTAAACATAGGTTTTTCTGCTAAATCTTCAAACTGTTGTTTATTGTAAGAATGTCTTTGAATAACATAATCACAATCGTTCATGTTTGTTGCATTTGGATCTGGATAAAAATCCCAACAAGATACTGCTTCTATACTTGGTATTGTTTTTAATTTTTTAACTTGTATATTAATTTGATTACCCTCATCATCTTCACCAGTATCAAATGAGTTATATTCTTTTAAATCTGTAAACGGACCTTTTAATATTCCTGTTCCTAATAATGCCATTTCAAAAAATACATGACGCATAATTGTAATAGCTTTACTTTCTTCTAGCTGATCATGTATTAACTTCTGCATTGCTTCTGCAGCTTTTCTTGCAGGTTCTATTTGTGGCTCACCTCTATTAGCAGGACCTTCTTGAAATCCTAAATCTTGATAGTTTTGTGCTAATGATTGCATTAGTTCATTAGCAGTAGCACCTGGTGGCATAGCTCTACCATCACCATTAAAACCATAAGGACTCATAGGTTCTTGTGGTTGTTGTGCTTGTTGCGGATCTAAATGTGCTTTTTCTGCTATATCCTCTGGAACAGATGTAGGGAATACTCCTAATGGAAATTTACCTTGAGAAAATAAAACTTCAATAATTTGACCAAACGAAGCAAGAACCTTAGTCTTTGTTACTTTAACAAACACTCTTGACTTTTCGTTTTCACGAAATGCCATTTCAGGTCCATATAATCCTCTATAGTTTCTATATGCTTTCAACCATCTTTTTTCATCGTATACTTTTGATGTTTCTGCTTGTTGAAAGTAGCTTCTTATTAAACCGACTAAAGGATTCCCTTCGGCTTCGTAGCCGCCATTATTTTTTTTATCTTCTTCCATTTAGATTAGTAGTCTCTTTCTTCAGCCATTCTAAAGATTGCTGGGTCTACTTTTGATTTAGACTTACCTTTAGCATCATTACCATCACCAGCCATATCACCTTGATTTACTTTTGAATTAGGATCTATAGCCATTGGCTCGATAGGTGCTTTTGGTGCATCTGGTGCTAACTCTCCATGCATGTATCTTTTCATCATTTGGGTTTTCTCCTTTTAGTTTTTTTCTTCTTTTTCTTTTTTTTCTTAGTACCTGCATAAATTACAGGTATAAAATTACTTTTGGGTCCAAGACTCATTAATAATCTTTTTCGTCAGCCATATTAAACAAAGACTCTTGAACATGCTCTGAGCCAGGTTTGCTGACTTCAGTTACATCATACTCAAATGGTTGATATTTTTTAGGTGCATGTTTTGTAAAATCAATATTAGTGTGCTCTCTGTTTGGATTTTTTCCATCAGGTGCATCACTGAATTGACCTTGTTCAACTTTAGCTTTTGGATCAAATTTAGTTTCCATATGCTCTCCTTATATTTTTATCTTTTTTATTTTTAGTATATTTTTGGTAGGTATGGTTGTATAGTTACCACCTTGTTTTATTTCTTTATTATCTTCAAAAGAATAATCAGCCATTAAAATTGTAGAATTAGAATCTTGTTTAACTAACCATCCAACACTACAGCATACAGCTGTTTTTGCTTTTTTGATATCTACTATATCAGCCCAATTGCATTCACTGACGATATCCTCCCACCATACTAAATTTAAAGTATAGGGAAAATTTTTTCTATTTCTTTCTGGTATTTTTATTTTTTTTGACACCCTTTAACTTTCCAGAATTTTCCATAGCATAAAATACGGCTTCACCTTTTTTCTTGCCGTATTGTTTTACCATAGACTTTTTAATTTTTTTACCTTTTTTATTTAATGGCATTAGTATCCAAATTTATTATCAGCCATATGATAGCTGTCTTGAGTAAATGAAGTTCTAAATCTTTCTGCAAATTTAGGATGTGTTGGTCTACTCATACAACCATAACGTAATGCATCGTATGCATGATCTTCTGCATTAGTATCCACATCTTCGGGGTTTCTACTATCTGTAGGCAATGTGCCTAAAGTTCTAATTAAATTTCTACAATTTTTAAAAATTCTTATACCAGGTTCTTTATCATTTACTTTTAATCTTTTATGAACCTCTAACTTACCATTAATTCTACTCTTTGGTGATCTATCTGATGGTCTCCATCTACAACCATTCTGTATCATTGTCTCTGCAATACTAGGACCTACATCACCTCTTTTTGCCCATGTACTAGAATCTAATACACCATAATGAATATATTCACCATTCTCTAACATTCTTACTTGTCTTGCAAAATTATCTGCTGTTACTTTCTTCGTATATAGTTCTCTATAAATCCAGAGATTATTATTATAGTCAACAGCAAACCATAAAACACAAGCAGGAGAAGAATAACCCCAGTCAGCAGAACGAAATTTATACCAGCCTTTAGGTACTTCAAAAGGTTCAACCACATGGGTTGTTTTACTAAATTCTGGAAAAGCTGAATCTTCATATGCATCCCAGTCTCCATCTAAAAATTGTTTACGTTGTGCTTCTGGTAAAGATGCAAGCATGATATAATAATCATCAGTTTGCATCAAATAAGGATTGTCTTGTAACTTTGCAGGTATAAATCTTCTACTAATATATTTTTTACCTTTAGGTGTATCTATCCCTACGTCAAACGCTGTATTTGGTTCAGCTGGATCTACAAACATTTCTCGTACCCACTGTGAACCTACATTGCCTGGATTACCTGTAGCTCTCATATAAACAGGTATCTCTGTATCGACAGATCTTAAAGAAGATCTTAAAAAATTATATATATCTGGCGAAGGATATTGTGGAAGTTCGTCTATTCCTATCCATGTGTATGATTGACCTTGGTATCTCAAAACGTCTGTTGTGTTCTCTGCGTAACCAAACTCTATCTTTGCCCCCGATGGGAATCGCCATTCTTTTTCTTGCTCTCTCCATTTTGCTCCTGGAAATGCTTTCGAGTATAATAACTGAGACTTCTGTATCAGATCTCTTAACTCTGGCATTGTCCGTCTTATTAGGAGTGCTCTGTGATTAGCTTTGGAACAATATCGAAGTGGATCTACTAGCATCGCATATGACTTGCCTCCACCTCTTGCTCCACCATAAAATACTTCTCTTTCAGAAGCTGCAAGAAATTCTGTCTGTGGACCTGAATTAG